TGATGAAGGTAAAGAGTTAGTTAGGTTGATGAAAAAATATTTTAACAAAGATGTTTATACATTTAGGGTGAAAGGTCAGCATCTAATTGATAGTGAAAAGCCTAATGGTGGGTGGAAGAAATATACTCGAGGTCAACCAATACCTTTATCTAAATTTTTAAGAATTTATATACAGAAAAAAGACCACCATGTAATTCATAAAGAAACATATTGGTGCATGGCGAGAAATATACAAAAGCAAATGGAGGAATGAGATGAGTAGTCTTGCATTTATATTTTACTCAATAACAATATTTTTAGTAGGTGTGTTTACTGGTGTAGTATTTAAAGAAATGATTAATGATTTTATTACTAACAAAAAAGAAAACAAAAAGGATTAATTAAATGATAGATACATGGGCTATGCAAAAGTGTGAAGAATGTGATGGTATAGGTGAAATTGAAACAGAAATTTTTAATAGTCAACCTCCAGATTGGAGAGTCATAGACTGTTATGAATGTGAAGGAGTTGGAGAAACAATGCAACCAAATGAGGAAGGAGATAATGATGAATAAACCTATAGATTACAAGACGTTATACTTTGATTTAGCTGCAAAGTTTGAACGAGTAATGGAAATTATTAACACCATTAATATAGAAAGGTATAGTCAAGAAGAGTATCAAGATATTGCAAGGTCAATAATGAAAGACTTCTTAGAAGATACAGAACATCAATATATTTTCGATAGACTTTATGGAGATTAGTATGAAAAGAACAGTAAAAGAAAACATCTATAATCAAATATATAATCGTAAGTTTAAATGGTTTAATGATTGTGTTTATTGTGGTGAAAAAGCTACAGAGTTAGACCATGTGATGCCTTTAGACGTTGTTTCAAAATTAGATACAACTGATGAAGAAACAATAGACGCATTAGGACAAGGATTATCTCTTGTTCCTTCTTGTTCAGAGTGTAACAGAATGGCAGGTGCAGAACCTTTTGATTTAATAAGAGATAAACGAGAGTATGTACAAAATAAAATAAGAAAAAAGTATGCAAAATATTTGAATCAAGTGCATTGGGAAGATTGGGAAATTGATGAGCTTGGTCCGAATATGAAACAAGAAGTTACTAGAAGTTTAAAATTAAAAAAGACAACACAACTTAGAATAACCTTTCCTCATAATTAGTAACAGGAGTGTAATATGAAAGTTAAAAAAGAATATGGTAAAATTACAGGACGTTGTTCTGTTTGTACAATACATTGTTGGGATAAAACAGAAGGTAAACCTGCCATATTTCCTTGTGGTATAACAGGATGTCCTTATGAAACAAAAGAATTTCAAAAGAATTTAGTTAAAGTTGTTGACTATTTTAATTCAAAAGGAGTAATGTAGTTCAAGAAAGGTTACGATATGGCAATTAAAAAAACAGAAACAAATTATTTACATAACAAGGAAATTAAACTTGGGTATAGAATAGTTAAAATAAAAGTTACTCCACCTAATTTTAATAAACATCATATGTGTGAAGAGTATGGTCAGTATGAAGAACGTAATTCTACCATAGACTTACAAGATAAACTTAGTGTAAGAGATGAAATAAATACACTTCTTCATGAAGTATTTCATGCTATTGTACAAGACATTGGAGAAACAGGAAAAGGAGGAGCTTTATCAGATGAAGATGTAGAAGAAAGATTTGTTTTAACACAATCAAATGCTTTAACTGCTCTATTATTTGATAATAAATGGTTCATTCAGTATCTTTATAACAAAGTGATGCAATAATACAACATATTTGCCTTGATATTGACACAATTAGATGTTACCTATAAGGATAACATTTGTTAAATGATAAAGATAAGTATTATAAAGAACCTTAAACAACCTATAGGGTATGATGACTGATTTAATTACAAAATATTTAAAACATAAAAAGATGATAAAGAAATCTGAAGTTGTTTATGAAAAGATAAGTGGTGTCTTTAAGGTATGGGCTAAGATGCATTTATCTTTAATTGAAAACTGGAATGAACAACAATGGAGAATGTATAACAAAGCAAAGGAAAGTTATTTTAATTCTCCTTATAAGTGGGTAGTAGTAGGGGTTGCGAAAACAAAAGAAGAGGCTTTAGATAAAGCTAAGTTAAATAATATAAAGGAAACTTATTTGAAATTGGATAGTTAGATGGAAGAAAAAGTATTGGTATTAGACATTGAAACAGATGCTTTAGATGCCAGTAAAATACACGTATGCGTCACCAAAGATTTACAAACAGGTGACGTTTCTTTTTATAGAGAACCTGATAAACTTTTACTGGAGTTAAAAAAATATGATTACTTTGTTGGACATAATATTCTTTCTTTTGATGCTCCAATACTTAATAAGCTCTGGAACTTTACTATTCCAGTAAATAAAATTAGAGATACCTTAGTTCTTTCTCAGTTATTTAATCCTGATAGAGAAGGGAAGCATAGCTTATCAGCATTAGCTCCATTGGTAGGCATGAAGAAGATAGACTTTGATGACTTCTCAGAATTTTCTGAAGAGATGTTAACCTATTGTAAGATGGATGTAGAAATTACAGGTAAGCTGTATAATTATTTAATGACAACAGAGAGAAAAGATTTTTCTTTTAAATCTATTATTTTAGAACACAAGATACGTCATGTAATAAATAGACAGCAAAGAAGGGGCTTTTATTTAGATGTTAAAAAAGCTCACAACTTAATGACAACAATTAAAGAAGAAGCAAATCAAATTGAGAAGGATATTCTTACCCAAGTTCCTCTTAAACCAAAATTAATAAAAGAAGTTACACCTCGTATTAAAAAAGACGGTACGTTGTCCAGTATAGGTTTGCAAAAAATAGAAAATGTAGGTGGCTGCTTTAGTATTATTGAGTTTCAAAAGTTTAATCTTGCTAGTCCTAAACAAATTATAGATAGGTTGAATCAATATGGTTGGAAGCCTACACAGTTTACTCCTAAAGGTTCACCTAAGATTACAGAAACAAACTTAGAAACTATATCTGATAAAGCACCAGAAGGTTTACAAAAATTATCAAAGTGGAAGATGTTAACGACTAGAGCCAAGACTATTGAAGCATGGTTAGATGTAGTAGATGATAGCTTTAGAGTACATGGAGATGTTTATACTATGGGTGCTGTTACAGGAAGAATGACCCATAGAAACCCTAACATGGCAAACATTGTAGCTAATGATAAACCTTATGGGTATGAGTTTCGTAGTTGTTGGACAGTACCTGATGATGAATACGTTTTAGTAGGAATGGATGCGAAAGGTTTAGAGTTAAGAATGTTAGCAAACTATATGAAAGATGATGAGTATTCTCATGAGGTAGTTAGTGGAGACCCTCATGCTTACAATCAGAAACTCGCTGGTCTACCAACAAGAGCTGATGCAAAAACTTTTATCTATGCTTTTAATTATGGTGCTTCAGATAAAAAATTAGGTACTATTGTTAATGGTTCTGTTGAACAAGGAAAACAATTACGAACAAAGTTCTTGTATAATGTTCCTAAGTTAGCTAATCTCATAAGAAATGTAGAGAAAGCTGCGAAGAGAGGATACATACGTGGCATAGATGGAAGAAGACTAATGATTAGACAACCAAGAAAAGCTTTAAATAGTTTACTCCAAGGAGCTGGTGCTATCTGTTGTAAGCAATGGTCTATATTTTTAGATGAAGAGATTATGAAAAGAAAACTAGATGCACACTTAGTTAATACTATTCATGATGAACAACAATACGAAGTAAGAAAAGACCATGCGGAGGAACTTGTAAACCTTGCTGACCCGTGCATAAGCAAGGTGTCTGATTTTTTTAATATGCACATACAACTTAATGCGGATGCCAAGGTAGGAATATCTTGGGCTGAAACACACTAGGAGTTTATAATGCCAAGTCTAGCAAGAGAAGTTCTTAAAAAGATTGTTAAAGAAGAACCAAAGCACACTTCTTCTAATATAAAGTTAAAAGAAATACCAGAAGGCGTTAAGCCACCAGACAAAGACCGTAAAAAATATGATTTAAACATGAAAAATATGCCTGAATCTGATAGAGACAGATTACATAGGATGTATGCAGAAGGTAATGAAAGAGAAAAAATACATTACAATAATCTAATCCAGAAACATGAAGTTAAAACAGACTATCTGTGGAAAAAAACAGGTAATGTAG